ATGGTAGCCACTAGGCTAAATTCAATACAAATAATGCGCGGTATTGCAGCATTAATTGTTGTTGCATTTCACATAAGATACAACTTATCTGTTTATGAGCAAAAAAATCTTGGAGACTTAATGTTTTCAAATGGAGAAGTAGGTGTATACCTTTTTTTGTGATAAGCGGATTCATTATATCACTATCAACAAGAAGGAAAGAGTCGCCTTTAGAATTTAGCATTAAAAGATTACTTAGAATATATCCTCCATACATATTTTCTTTTGCAATACTGCTTTTTTTATTGAATGAAAATTATAGATTAATGGATGTAGTAAAATCATTAATACTTATACCATTAAACTCGCACGCCGCAGGTCCATATTACGGGTATAGTATACTCTTAGTTGCGTGGACACTTAGTTATGAGTTGTTCTTTTATTTTTGCTTTCTTGTATCAATGTCATTAAGCCAAAAATATAGAGCGGTAATATGTTCATTGATCCTGTCATCACTAATTATATTTGGCAATTATTATTTATTTGGATCGATTGGGGTAAATCCACACACAAGAGCATTTGATGGCGGTGGAATATTTGCAAGTATTATTTTCATAACAAACCCAATAATAATAAACTTTATATTAGGGATGCTTGCTGAGTTTATTTATAGCAATACAAAAACCAACAACAAACTTTTAAACAAAGCAATTAAAATGTTAGCTCCGATAGTTGCCGTAATATCAGTCTGGGGGATGCTATCACCTTCAATGTGGATGGGTGAAATGCAGTGGGCGATACCTTGCTTTGGTCTTGTAACCTCTTTGTCACTACTGGAGAAGTCTGGGGTTTCTTTTGAATTTCCAAGTCTTGTAAAAATTGGAGCAATGTCATTCTCAATATATCTAATACACCCAATAATTATCGAATTATTAAGCCAAAAATATTTTGTTGTTTTTTGGCAGGATGGATTTACTAAGTTCTCAGTCATCATTTTGATTACAGTTTTTGCGGCAAGAATAATGTATGAAACAATTGAGATTCCATCACAAAAACTAGCCAGAAAGCTCATATCAAAAATAAGATGAAAAACTGCGATACCATTAAATTTGTGGTATCGCAGGTCGCCTAGCCATCATACCAAGCATTGTTAAGAAACTGTGTAACTCTATTTCTTGATAGTTCAAATAGCTGAGTGCCATTTTGAACTCCAGACAGATCAAACCTGGTATTTTTGGTTAACATATCCCATCCCGTGGCAGCTGGTGATACATATATTTTGGTTGTAGCATTATAAATTATGTTGCCACGGAGACTAATGTCTGAAATAGAACCTGAACCTGCTACTTCCAGTGAAATTCCTTTGTTGGATGCTGGACATAAAATAGTGTTGCCAGAAGCAATAAAACCAGTCATGGAACCCGACGTTAGCATGTCTATACCATCTGAAAGGGTAGAAGCGTTATTATTAGTGACCTTCACGCTTGACGTGTTTCCAGCGTCACCAGACTTGATGAAATTGGTTGTGTTGCTTGACCGGTTGTAGTCAACATTAAGCCCTGCTATTGTTGACGCTCTCAGGAAATAACTATCATTAGAACTATTGCCAGAGAATACATTTTCAGAAATATAAACATCTTCAGACATGGCTACATCTGCAAATGACTTACACGTCCCTTTTGCCCTGTTGCGGTTTATTTTGATGTGTTTACTACCACTACCATCATATGTCTTGATGAATAATGGGATTACAACAGCACCGCCAATCAGGTTGTTATCCGTAACTTCAATCTCATCCGCATGGTTTCCTATATGAAATGCTTCTGTTCCATACTGTCCTGCAGACAATGTGTTTTTATACACTTTGCCATATGAGGTATTAGCATGAGTATCTATACCAAAGGTTTGACCAACACCAGATCCTTGAGTGAAGTATCGTGCAGCAAATCCGATAATATTGTTATTGTATATCTTGAAATTTGAAGCAGTGTAACCTTCGTCAGGCTCAATATCTATACCAGCTAATAGCGTATCACCTATGTAGTTTCCATGAATCTCAAACTGCCTAGTATCACTTCCAGCTGCAATAGCCATCCTATTGGTTGTAATGATGGTGTTATACCTTACCTTGAAATTTTTCGCGTTATAAACCAGGATGCCATCCCCACGCTGTATCCCTACACCTCCAATATTTTTGATATTACAATTTTGAATTAACAGCCCATCCGTCTGTACATCGTAGTTTGCATAATCACCGAACCATATTCCTATGCCGCACTCACCGGATAGCGTTGAAATTCCAATATCGTGAACATTCACGCCGTCTATAACGATATTGCTGCCACCGTACCCACGAATTCCTCCATCCAGGGTGCCTGTTATATCAACATCAATCACTTTGGCGTTGGAGATGTTAGCCATAAGTATCCCGGATTTCTCTTGCTGAGTTCCGCCATCAAATTGAAAGTTTAATGACCCGCTATGCATCACTTTATTACTTTTGTGGTTAATAGGTGAGCGAAGTTTTGAAACGAATCCGACGCCACCAAGTTTAACGCTAGGAGATTCAGAGTCTAATGCAGCGGATACAGCAGCATCGTTGAACTCTCCATCAATAGCACCCCATCCGCGAATGTCACCCTCTTCTCTCCACTGCTGAATTTTAATATGCTGATCCATCGATGGGATTAGAAGATATCCATTTGGACCCGCTAGCTCTTGTCTTAATTGGTCAGGGTCATACTTCAGCACATTAGGAAAATAGAACTGCTGGGAACCATACGCATCATAAACAGCCATAGAATGGCCTTGTACAGTTACGAATTTGGCAATCTGTCCGTTATATACAGGGTAACCAGCAGCGTTAATGATGATTGGTTGCGAAACAGGGACGTGAGAGCCGTCTTCGTTTTCCACATAAACCTGAATCTGGTTTTCAGGATTTACCGGGTCCGTGTCAATTTTACCGATATAAATTTTGCCATTGGCTACGGCTTTAAAAGAACGCGCCATAGTGAAGAGTTGCGAAGGCATAGATACAATCACATTGGCTGTAATGTCTGTCATTTAATTTGCTCCAGATACAAGGAATCGCCGCAGCGTGGCTACGGTGAGTATTTGTTTGCTTTTTGCACTACACTTTTTGTGTAGTGCTATCTCTCAAGGCCATAGCCGCTGAGTAGCTACGGTGAATTTTGGGCATAAAAAAACCCAGCCGAAGCTGGGTCGTTGCGTTGGTTATCTGTCAGTAGTTATGTACTGAAGGAGGTAATTCTTTATTCTTAAGTCTCATCCATGCGGAAAGATTCGTTGGTCCGTCTGGCTCATTAATATCAACATCTCGTGTGTGGTTTATTAAAACGTCTCTCGCCATTCCGATAACATACGAGAACTCATGACCGTAGTCGTAGCATCTGCCGGAATAGTTCGATTGAATTTGTTTTAGCGCCGGATACAGTTCGCGGAATAATGCCTGTGAGCGGTTGGCATAATCCCATAACCATACAAGGCTGTTTGCTTCTTTTGCAGAAAGCTCGTTGGTTTTCTTCTCTTGTTTGCCAATGAACTCACCTTCAAGTGGAACTCGAGCTGCAAGTGATAGTGCTTCGGTAAACTGCTCCTCACTGATTTCTTTGTACGAACATCCAAAATGGGATTTTAGTGACGACCACATGGTGATCATCGCCTTAGCCTGTTTTTCTTTTGGCAGAGACTGACCGCGACTCATGACGAGTTGTTTAATGGCTTCCTGCTGTTCAGTGGTGATTTTACCCGGCAACGCCTTTTTAGCTTTGCGTGGGTTAAATACATGACCTTTAGTCCAGTAGTCATGCAGCACGCTAAAGCATTCTTCCTGGTACTGAATCAGTTTATCACGGATGTCAGCACGAACTTTCTCAGGGTTGATGCTGAACAGCCATCCATTTAACTTCTTCAAAGGAAGGCAGAGTAGCTTACGAAGCTTCCCATCAGCGGCAACCATGTTCATATGAACACAGTTGAATTTGCTAATCTGCTTCATGAGTTTTGTTTGCTGCGTTGACCAGCTCATTCCAAGGTTTTCAACGATTGGCTTCATCGCAACATATGCAACTCCGGCAGCCATGGCGGTGATAATTTGCTGACCGTTGAATGGTACATAAGAGGTGTTCACTGCTTCTAAAATTGCTATACTATTCACGTTGGTTTTTCTCCACGGATTTACTGACAACCGAAGCCCTGACTGTTCCCGCAGTTGGGGCTTCAACTTTACGCGCCAATGCGCCCTTCCTTCTTAAAGCTTTCCATTACTCTCTGATAAATCTCAGAGTTAACAGACCGACCATTCTCTTCCGCCACCTTGCGGACCAAATCCAATACTTCTTTAGGCCACCGCAAATTGAACTGCGGCATCTTGCTCATTCCTTTCATATTCACCTCACAATATAGGTCCACCGTGGACCTATTGAGAATATAGTAGAGTGCTTCTATCATGTCAATACACTAACTTGGAGTGATGGCATGGCTAGAGATGATCCGCACTTTAACTTCCGTATGCCTATGGAAGTAAGGGAGAAATTAAAATTCAGGGCGGAGGCGAATGGGAGATCAATGAACTCCGAGTTGTTACAAATCGTCCAAGATGCTCTATCAAAACCATCGCCTGTGACTGGATATCGCGACGATGCAGAACGACTCGCTGATGAGCAGTCAGAGCTTGTTAAGAAGATGGTGTTTGATACGCTGAAGGATTTGTACAAAAAACCCACCTGAAGGTGGGTCCTATTTATTAGTCTTGCTTTGTTGATGGTATAAGAGATGCGTTTGCCTCTTTTGGCTTCAAGGTATACATCCCACCATTAAAAGGATCTACAGCAAGCCAACCAATTAACCCACCAAACACAAGGTTTCCACCAATATACCAGCCATTAGCATTGGCTTTGATTGGCAGGGTTACTGGTTCGTACCCATCCTTTTCCATAGTGATCTGGTAGCTCTTTTTGCCAAAATAACTACCATCTGACTTGGCAAGAGTTACTCCTTGCGGGGTCTTACCTTGCGCAACAATCACGCCTGATTCGTCTTTTACCTTAAAGCTCGCACCGGAAGGATTGCTGTTCACTTGCACAAGCTGCGTTTCGTCACCAACAATAGTTGCGCACCCAGATAACAATATAGCGCCAGCAACGACGCCAATAATCCTCTTCATATCAATTTCCATATTTAAAAACCGGAAACATCCTAATGACAAACCATTCAAATGTGAAGTAGGCAAAAGATGTTTACTTTTTTCATGGTATCCTGCTCAAAACTAAGGAGGTTGGCGTGAAGCAATTTCTTACTGCTATGTTCTTATTCATATCTTTTGGGGCTACAGCAGAGTGCTGGGTCGTTGGAGATATGCGCGGAATAAGCTATTCAGAACGAAATAATTTCCATCCGGAAGAAGATGGTTTTAGTGGAACATTCATCATTAAGACAAACGGTGAAGATGCCAGCATCACATATTCTGGGACAGATGCGGGCGGCATGGCTTACAAAGCATTGTCTAAAAACTCCATCATAGGAATCGGCGCGAATGGCGAAACTCAACGCGTTATCGACTCATGGGTAATACATCCTACTGGAACAGTTTTAATGTCAAAAACCATTTCCGGTTATGGAAATATGGATTCAACCAAAGCTTTTGTTGGAAAAGTAAAAAGAAAATGTTAGCGATTGAATCCAATTTCCCATACGTTACTGCTGTGTTGCCTCAGTAGCAAACAGCGGTCTGATGGCATTCGCAGCGTTATTTATCGCTCTTTCATAGGCTGGTGTTCCTGCTTTGGTGTTTGCCAAACGAAGAAGCATATTCCTTGCTGCTTTGGACTCATACAAGCGCATCATTGCACCAAAACCAGCCTCAAGCCCCATTGATACGCCAAGGGTCGCAGTTGCGCCAATCGTCCTTATCCTGTTGGCTTGCGATTGCCCCGTCTGAGTTACTACATTTGCGGTGTCTGACCTTGCTGTTTGCTGTAGAACTTCATGAAGAGCATCAAGCTCTTTCATGTGCTTTCCAGAAAAAATAGTGTTGTAAATTTCACCGCCTGACTGAGATTTCAGCTTATTAACTTCAGTGATGAACTTGGCTGGAGAGTCCCCGGCCTTTTCCGCTATTTTGCTGACGTAAGCTGCACGCATAGCATCTTTCCCCTTATCATCCAGTGCGCTCCAGATTCGTTTCACGTCAGATGGTTTTCTGCTTAATACAACGGTATTTATAAGTTCAGGACTGGCTTCACTGCTTGCCTTGTTGAGCTTGTTGGCAATGTTTTTATTAAGCACCTTATTATAAACGTTTGCATAATCGGAATTTGCTTTAAGGTATTTTGCTGCGTCTGATGCACCGAGGTTTTTAGCAACTGCGTTACGAAGGTCTTTTGACATTGCATTCTCTACCATATTGGTAGCTGCTTTTGCCTGGTTGGGGAAGACCATAGCATCTCCCTGAACATTAGATCTAAATGCTGTTCTGTGCTGACGCAAGAGATCAAACGTAACATCCAAATCAGTTGCAGGGTTTGCTAATTCTTCACGTAGGTTACGCAAGGATGTAAGCAGGCTTTGATTGGCAGACGTCCCAAGCCGTTCCTGTCTTGCGATCGCTGTATTCAGAGCATTCATGGTATTTGTGGTATCAACTGCGGCATTACCCATTTTATTGGTGACGTCATTGATAACAGCGCCAGCGGCATCCTTCCGCCCCCTTAACGTGGTGGTCAGAGATTTCACCACATCATCAGGGTTGTACTCACCAAAACGGTCAAAATAATTGCTTACCAGCTTACTCCGCGTTGCATATTGCTCTGCTCGCTTTGAGCCCGTCCCGAGCAAAGCCCCCTCGGCATCCTGAGTAAGGCCGCGAGTGAAAGCATTTTTCGGCGGGATAACATCAGATGTCATTGGTGTCACGCCCATCGATTCTGATGTGGCAATTTTCTTCGCCACTTCTGGCGCAATATCACCTTTTATAGCCGTTATTCCACGCCCTATTCCCTTTGCTGCTGCGGAAAGAACACCCTGAGCGGCAAGGTTAACTCCGGCATTTTTAGCTGCATTTTGTGCGAAATCGCCTTTCTGATTTGCGGCCTCTGCCAGCGATCCAATAGCCATGCTTCCTGCCGTTCCAACTCCTGGAACTAAATACCCACCAATTGTTTCACCGGCTTGTGCGTATGGGTCTGTCGGTTTGTCTACTGGACGATAAACATCATCCAAAACTTTTGGCCCACCAAGCCCCTGACTGATTGCATTAATCAGACTTGCGCCACCCTGCAATACGTCAAATGGTATGTTTACCAGACCACGACCAGCCTGTTCTGCAATTTGCCCTGCACTTTGACCACCAGTGAGCCAATCGCCAGCTTGTTGCATCAATGATGGTTCTTCACGTACTGGTGCATTATTGGCCTGATTAACTGTTTGTTGCTGAACAACCTGACCAGCAAAATAATCATCAATGGCGGCTCCAATATCTTCCGTGCTCGTACCATCAGGGAAGGTAAATGTCTTACCGTTTGCAGTTACTTTCATCATTCCACCGTAAATTGAATGCCTGATTTTGAGGTATATGATCCAACCTGATTCCGTGGTTCTCCTGAAGGTGTCGAATCTTGTGCTGGCGCTGCGTCAGTATTCAATGACATATACCGCTTAACGGCACTCCCCAATGATTCACCTTTTTTAACATCCAACCCCAATATCTGACCGCCATTACGCGATTGTCCAGGATTGCCATTCGCGCTCATCCACTCAGCTTTAAACTCATTAAACTGCGCGTTTCGTCGCTCAAGGTTTGCCATTGCATCAAGCCATCTTGCGACCGTCTCAGGGTTATCCATGTCAGTTGGCGCACCCTGCCGAACGATCTCAACGTCTTTATCCGTTGCTGGGCCGGGAGGTAGGAATTTAAGAACCTGACTGTTAACAAGGGCATTTTGGCGGATGCGCAAATCACGCAATGTCGTATCGCTTCCGGTAAGTTTTGCGAACATGTTCTGTGCGTTACCGAACAAACCTGTCGTTGGTTTTTCTGCTCTGAACTGTTGAGCAAGCGCACTCATAGAATTGGCTGAGTTTGATGATGCTGTGGCATTGTTTACAGCCGTCTCGATGCCTTTTTCCATGTTTACTGACAGCTTAGGTGCTTCACTAATCAACTGCTGAGCCTTTTCCTGCGCTTGCTGCATCTTAAACCCGAACTCTTGCTGATCCAGAGCCAAGCGTTGTGCTGCGATATTGTGCCCAGTCATTGCTGACTGATAGGAAAGGTTTTGCCCTCTCGCCTGAAGTGCTTCACCAGCCTGATTGCTGCGGATTGTCTCTGCCAGTCTGCCTCGGTCAATCTCACGACCAGCCATCTTGTCCTGAACATTGAAGTAGTCAATCGGACCGAGAGCAGCCATCCCAAGGTGATCAACAAACTCACCAAATCCTGAAGGATTCTGCTGATACATCTGAGCAACGTTATTAGGGTCAACACCGACGCGCGCCAGCTCCTTGGCGTTGTTTTGCAGCCATGATTGCATTGCTTCTGGAGACGAGGCCGCAAGGCGTGCGCCAGCCGCTAAGGTTCCGATAGAATTGCGCTGGTCTTCATCAATGAATCCCATGCCTTTACGAACGGATTCAATCTGGTCTGGATATTGAGTAGCCAACTGACGCAAAGCACCGCGATCACCAGACGCATAAGCATTAGCGTATGCCTGCTGAAATTCTTTCTGCCGCTGAGCCTGCTTTTCCTGCTGAAACACCCCCGCAATACCTGAAAGGCCTTGCAAAGCAGTCAGCCCAACATTGTTAGCGCCTGAACGCTCAATATCATTGTTCTGCCTAATAAGTTGAAGCGTATTGCCGATGTCATTTACGCTCGGAGCGTTTGAGTTGACGCCGCCGATACCAGCCAACAATCCGCCATTTGATCCTTGCCAAGTATCCATGATTACCCCTTAAAACAACGAGCCAAGCAATCCGATACCAGCACCAATGCCAGCGCCCCAAGGTGTTGATGTTCCCAAAAGACTGGCAAGACCTGCACCGGCAATCGCACCAGACGTGCCACCGCTAATTGCAGTCTGAAGACTTGATGGTTTATTGGCATTAGCAGCGGCAAGAGCTGCGCTTTGCTGTGCAATGCTGCTCATGTTGTTGGCGTACGTCTGCCCGGCGTTTGCCTGACCTTGCAGCGCACCAAGCCCAACGTTTGCCAGATTGTTGTAATTGCTCATCTGGTTTGATAACCAAGACTGACCGAGAGTCGGCGCGATCGTAGCCAGTTGATTGCTTGTGGCTGTCGAACCAAGTCCTCCCGTAGCCTCCGCAGCAGCAAGACTCTGGTAACGAGCCTGACCTGCAAGGTCTTTATACTGCTGAGAGTTGTAATACTGATTAAGTGCCTGCCCCTGACCTTCTAAACTGGAAAGATTCTGAAGCTGGTTAACATACTGCTCAGCAAGCGGCGTGAACGGAGCAAGGTTTTTCATGATCGTCTGCCACTGCTGATTTTGCAGGTCTGCGGCATACTTCTGAGCTTCTGCTGCATACTTTGCGCTTTTATCAGAGCTGCCACCTTTCCCGCCTTTTTCAGGGCAATAAGGTTCCTCGCCGCGCAGTTTTCTGCCCAGCTTAAATGCATATAACATGGCTATCTCCCGTGATTCAGGAAGTCGATTAGTTCTTCGCGTGTGGCGCTGTAAAACGTCACGTCATCCACGCCTTTGAAGTATTTCTTGATGGTTCCTACACGCTTAAGGCCAATCATTGCGCAGTACATCTGCCCGTGGCGGAATTTGCGTGCAGCAAATGATGTGACGCACTGAACGGTGGTGTTGGTCAAAATGTATCGCCAGAACGCCAGCCCTATTTCCTTGCTGAATCCGCGAATCTCTGGCAGGTACATAGCGTGGCAATCAAAGGTCAGCGGCTGAATCTCCTGATAGTAAACAATTCCGCCGAACTGCCCGTGCACGTTCACCTCAAAGTAACGGCATTCAGGCTTGTAGTCGTATCCATCACCGTTGTTGCTCCCGGCAATAATGTCAGGGTGATTTCCGACTGCTTCGATCAAGTCGATGTTTCGCGTTGGTTTGAATGTAATCATCAGTCAATCAGCCCATGTAATCTAAGTGCTGTTTCAAGCGCCAGAATACGCTGCCGCGCCTGCTGCAAACCTGTAGCGAGAGCCGCGACTTCGGATTGTGTGTACGTAGTGCCGACCGTGTATGACTGGTTAGCGTTGAATGAGCCAAGAAGAGGTGTACCTGTGGCTGCAGTCCATCCGGTATTTCTTGCTCCAACAACCTGAATTCCATCAACTGAATATGATGTTTTTACATCCAGCGGTGACGCAAGAGACTGCGATTCGGTTACGGTTTTCGATACGTAATCACTCTTAATGTCAGATACATCGCTTTCTACGCCATCCAGTCTTTGGTCAACAGTGACCAGATGCGCCTGAATATCGATAACCTCATCCAGCAAGTAATCAACATCGCTACGCAGTACGACTATCTTCCCTTCGGCGGTTGTTAACCTGACCTCAAGGAGATTTATCGCTTTTGTGTTTGCGGTGATTCTTGCATCGTGGTCAGCCAGTTCGACATCCTGTTCATCGTTTTTCACCTGAGCATCGTAAGCGCCCTGACCAGCCTGATTTGCCTTCCCGGCAATTGCGCCGACATCAGCCCCCTGATTAATGACATACAGCAGGTAAGACTGGCTGAATATATTGCGTGGAAGGACTGATGTGTCGAGCCGTGTAGCCTGAATGATTACCGGCACATTGAGATTCGAATCAGCCATTAACATGCCTCCATGCCTTGCCATTTACAATTCTACTAACCTTTGAATTGTGAATTCCAAATAATTTAGCAACTTCACACTGAGGAAATCCATTGGCAACCATTTCTTTTATCTTTATGACATCATCATTAGATATTTTAGAATTACCATTCCTTTCTCCTTTTACATTACCTCTCGACTCCAATCCATATGAGTGTGAGATATTTCCTGATGGAGTAACCCATTCAAGATTTAGATAGTTATTATTATATTTATCACCATCTATATGATTTACCTGTAACCCTTCAGCAAATCCACCAACAAAGTGAGATGCAACAAGCTTATGTATTAGTATGTTCTTTTTTACGCCATCCTTATATAAACACACATACTTATATCCATTTACGTTATGATTATGCTTCAGCCACCTACCCTTAATAAGACGTCCCCTCAAATTTACTCTTGAATGCGAGTAAACTCTACCATCATTAGTGATGGCGTACAGTCCTTCATATCCTTCGATATCTTTTGCGTTTTCACTTAACATATCTACTCCTTGAGTTTCGATTTATGTTACACGAATAGAAAGGCCTGATAATGTGACAGGACCTTTTGCAATAACCCTGAATTTAAATCCAATGAGGCGTCTAACTCGACCAACCTTTCGCCATAAAACGCGATTGTCATATACAAATGGTTTTTGTAATACGACCATTTGCTCACGACCGTAACTAATTCCATCTGTAGTGGCTGATATAAATATTTTATCTATTCTATCACACACGCCGCCCGATGTTTCTAATTCAAGGTCATTTATTAAAGCGTTATCTGCCTTTATTAGAGGGGAATATAAAATATGCTCTTGTTGTTTTTCGTATTGTGAAGATATATCGAATTGCAATTTCCCGGTCACGGACTCCAGCTTATCGCCGCACGTTATCTGATTGCCTTCGTAAATGAAGTCGATAGCGCGGTACACATCGTCATACAGGCCAGTTTTCAACACACACCATTGCGGACCATTGGCGCTTGAAGATGCGTCGTACACGAGAACATGGCGCGGAAGGTGGATAATCAGCAACTCATGAGCATCAAACCGCAGCGATTCCATCACACCATCAGACAGTTCATCAGCAGTGTAGGAGCGGAGGATTTTCTCAATGCTCGCGCTGGCGATTGGTGATGCCTGACCTGAGCCGATGATGTATACAGACGGCGCACCCGTTGCCGGATTGCTGATGAACGCATACGAATCAGCAAACGGCGTTTTGCAGTAAGTTCCGGCAATGCCTTTCTGCACCATCAGCGATGGCTGTGCGACATACAAAGCGGCACCAACAGTGGTTGCACCAGTCAAGGAAAAATATTCAATCGTCGATGAACCAAAGCAGACGATGAAGTCTCGCCATGTTCCGATGCCGATGATGCCGTCAGGCTGCGATTCTGCGCGATATTGTGCGCTGTATCTGTCAGGGTGCGATTCGTCTTCAAGGTCAGTGATAAACCATGAATCAGTGCCGTCTTTTGACCACGCATAACGCCCGCGTAAGCGCGTAATGTCACGAACAGAACCTAACTCATACTGCGTGAATCCGCTGTCTGTAGGCCAGTTTGAGACTCTTTTAACCGTGCCATCATAACGATACTCGACCAGTTGGCCATTAACGCCTACAGCCTGAGATGTCCGACCATGCGCCATTGATACACGACCACTTCCGGCAACATCACCGACTTCACTTTCTCCTTTGTACAGCTTGCCGCCACACACGCGATAAACAGCACTCTGCGCCATGTTGTACTCAACTCCGCGCGATACGCCGTTCACATCAGAACGTTTGGCAATGCCCGGGAATGAGCGAAGATATCCGCTGCTGTTCAGGATTTCTTTGGGTGTAGCCAACATATTCACTGGCAGATAGTCGATATAGTCGGCGTTTCTAAAGTCTTTGCCGACACCTTTCATAAGCGGAAGTTGCTGAATCGGCATTTATTCACCTCACGTACTCGGATCATCTTTCTCGATGTAAAACCGATTCCACGTAAACGCGCTTTTGTTACCACTACCGCGAGGCATGTCATTTCGCCGCTCAAGTGGTGGTATTTTGGTTAAAGCGATACAGATTGTCTGATATGCACTGTCAGCAGCGGTAAGGAGAGCGTCTGACGGCTGAATGACGTTATCCATGCACACTTGCACAGCGAGTTTCAAAGCGACGCCATCATTTGCCCATGCAGGGATACCTGAATCATCGTCAGGTAACGGCATGATGCCGTTTTCTGTATCAGCAAACTGATACCCAAGCTCGATACCTTTAGCCTGCCATGCTGCCATCATGTCTTCGAGGTCATTAATGGCATCTTCAATTGCCTGAGGGTCAGCATCTGTCAACGTGGCATTGGAATACAGCCCAGCTTTTCGTAAAGCCTTAAGAACGAGATCACCCTTCGTTTTCGCCATCTTCTTCCGCCTTAGCCACTTTTTGCTTCGTTGCGGTTTCTTCAGGGGTTTTTACCCAGCCTTTTTTCAGGTGAGATTTAACTTCTTCGTCATCAACAATGATGTAATCGACAGCAAACTGACCACAGGTGATCATGTTGCCCGACTTATAGAGCATTGTTCGTGCCATTGTCTTCTCCCAATAAAAATGGGGCCGAAGCCCCACCAAAATTACTGCCCGGCAATAACGATGCCCGTATATTCAGGAACAAGTACAGAGCAACCGTACAGAGTGGTGAAACGAGCAGTGGTTACGCCTTTGATGTGGTCGAAGGCGTAAGACATGATCAGCGTAGCGCCCTGCTCGGTGGTTGCTGTCATTACCTGTGGACCCTGACCAGTCGGGAACGCCAGTTTGCCGTACATCAGCTCAACAGAACCATCAGCCCAGAACAGGTTAGCAGGTGCTGCGTTCTTGTTGAGAATGGTGATTGCTGCTGATGCTGCCGGTTTGGCATCGACGTTTGCATATGGACGACTCGCAACATCGGTATTTTCAACAGGGAGAATCTTTGGAGAGATTGTTACGGTAGTTCCGCTAACAGCCAGAACACGGAATACCTGCGGTTGCCCGGTGGTATCTTTTGTGATCTGGTGTACGGAATTCACACCGGCAATGGTGAACGCATCACCAACCTGCAAGCCAGATGCAGATACCGTAATAGTCCCCTGTCGGTTATCAACTGGCATACCATTTGAATCTTTCGCTTCAACCTTGTGTTCAGGTTGGCCTGATACTGTCAAGGATTCAGCGCTTCCTTTCGGTAATCGACCAGAAATATCGGTCTTGTAGCTATCAAAGGAAGCAACCGGAGGGATCTGCGCTTTTTCGTATGCTGTCAGGGTTGCGCCCTGAGCGTAGGCACGGTGACCAAGCTCGCCAGCAAGGTCTTTGTAGTTGAAGGGGTTCCAGAAAGAGCGACGGTTGATACCCTGCGGTACACCAATCGCCGTCATGGTGGCATCAATACCTGCCGCACAGTTCCACAAATCACTGAACCGCCCCGGGTT